TATCATGCCTCCGCTTGATTTGTTAGGAAAAACAAGTTAAAACGATTATTTGAGGTTAAATTATGGCAATATCTAATATGCAACAAGCAAGACAGTTAAGAGCAGGTGGCGGAATCATGGACCTAGAACCTAGACAAGGTTATTTTTTAGGTAAAGCTGTAAAAAAGATTGGCCGTGGTTTAAAGAAAGTTGTTAAAAGTCCTTTAGGTAAAGCTGCATTAATAGGAGCAGCAGGTTATGGATTAGGGGGTGGTTTTAGTAAGGCAGGTTTTGCTAAAAACACATTACTATCTAGATTAGGACTGGGTAAGTTTCAAAACGTAGGTGGTAATAGAATATTTCAAACAAATAAATTTGGTAGTATGTTAGGAAAACTAAATCCTTTTACAAATCCTAATTTATCATTTGGTCAAAAAGCTTTAATAGGTGGTGGTTTAGCTGCAACAGCATTACCCTTTTTAATGGGTGGTGGTGAAGATGATGAAGAAGAAGTTACAGAATCATTCTCAGTAACACCTAGTTCTATTACAGATATTGTATCTATGGCTAAAGCACGAGATCCAAGTTTAAGATTTTTACCACAGAACGCATACACACAACAAGGATTCTTTGGAGCTGCTGATGGTGGTATAGCAAGAATAGGTTTTAACAATGGTGGACTTTCTAAATATGAGATACTTTCGTTAAAAAATTTAGGTTATGATACTAAAGGTGGTACAGTTCTTAAACCTTTTGGTGGTCTTAATGTATTAAAAGATATTTTAAAAGTAAATAAATATGCTGATGGTGGTATAGCAAGAACAGGTTATGCTATGGGCGGACCAACTGAAGATGTTATGGTCGAGAATGTAGACACACAAGAAGTTGTATCTAACCCAGATCCAATGGCAGAATTAAACATGTTATCTATAGAATTATTTGGAAAACGTTTAGATCAATTAAACGAAACGGAAAGAGGACAACTACAAGAATTAATACAAAGCAGAATGCAAGAACAAGCAGAAGATAGAGTTATGGCAGAATCTGGTGGCATGATGGATTATATGTCTAGCGCTAACCCTATGGCTGACTCTTACATTATGGAAGACACAGACATAGTTAATATGTACAGACCAAGCGGCGATAGACAGATGGCTGCTGAAGGTGGTATTATGGATCTAGGTGGTATGGAAAAAGATTATAGAGAAGAAGGTGGCTTTGTACCTATCGGCGGGGAAGAAAAAGCTGATGATGTACCAGCAAGACTAAGTAAAAACGAATTTGTATTTACAGCAGATGCTGTAAGAAATGCAGGAGGCGGCGATATAGATAGAGGCGCCGAAGTTATGGAAAATTTAATGAACAATTTAGAACAAGGCGGAGAAGTATCTGAAGAGTCGCAAGGTAACCCTGCGCAAGAGATGTTTGACACCGCACAAATGTTGGAGAGTAGGATAGCATAATGGCATTACCAGATTATTTAGAAGATACAGCCAAGGACTTTGCCAAGCAGTCGGTAGCCACGTATTCGGCTCCGATTGAAACAAGCACATTCACTGGCGGACTAGATGCATCAGGCAAAAGGGCTGCAGGACCGGGGATCACGGGAGCCAACCCATTTGTTGCAGCGATGGATCCTTTACAAATGCAAGCACAAACTTTGGCACAACAAGGTATTGGATCTTACTCACCTTTTTTACAAGCTGCGCAAGCAAACATAGCTAGTCAAGCAGGTCTTACAGGACCTAGTGCGTATTCATCTTTTATGTCTCCGTACCAACAACAAGTTATCGACACATCATTAGCTGACTTTGATTCATCAAGAGTTGCAGACAGAAGAGCTATACAAGATGCAGCTGTGGGCACGGGTAATTTTGGTGGTGGCAGAGAAGGAGCAATGTTAGGACAATACGATGCTGACACAGCGTTAGGCAGAGCAGGATTGTTAGCAGGTTTACAACAACAAGGATTTACACAAGCCAATCAATTAGCACAACAAGCTTTTGCTAATCAAGGAACACTAGCACAAAACCAAT